ACGTAGCCCGCTGTGCCCTTGGCGAGATCGGTCTCCACGTCGTCGGTGACGCTGTCCTCGTAGAAGCCCAGGCTGGAGTCGGCGGCCGAGTCGTCACCGTCGATCTTTGAGACGAACGTGGACGCCATGTCCGGCGTCTCGATGGCCTGGTTCTCGATGTTCCAGCCGTCGATGCTGTGAATGAACGGCGTCCAGTCCGTGCCCGCCGTGATCTCCGCAGACGTCGGGATCAGCGTGGTCGCAGCGATGGTCGGCAGGTAGTAGATCTTCGTTGTGCCCTTGCGGTTGAACCTCATGGTGGCCCCTCGCGGATAGGGGCCGAACGTGGGGGCCCCTGCTACACGTGTCTGGTGTGGCGGCCACCTGCGTGGTGGCGTCCGCGTGGGGTCCCGCCGCGGTGCGGTTTTCGCCTGCCCCGGAGGGTCAGACGGAGGTCAGGCCGAACCTGAACCGTTGCACGTAGGTCATGATTGCAGCTTCCTGCTCGGGCGTTCCCCCAGGTACCCCGCCCCACTCGATGTCCAAGGAGCGGGTCATGCAGGAAACACCCGGCACAGTCACCGGGTGCAGCCACAGGCCCGTAACCGGGTCGCGGCCGAGGAAGGTGGTGCGGGCCTTGTCGGCCATCCACTCCGTCTGGTCCTGCGAAGCGGTCGACTGCGCAACATCCAGGTCAGGGCCCGACACGGAGGTGATCTGGTAGACGAAAGAGGCTTCCTCGTTCTGGTCGGCCAAGGGGGCGCCGCCGACGCTGGTGTCGACGGAGTACACCAGGTAGTACGGCGGGTCGTCGGCGCTGGCCGGTTGGCGGCCGCGACCGACCGGCATGCCTGACGCGGCTGCGAGCGTGTCCACCACCCAGTTCGTGACCGGCCGCTTTTCAATCACCGAGCAGCTCCCCCACGACGGCGCGCATCTGCTGATGCAGCGCTTCCTCAATGGGCCCGAGGGCGGGCTGCACGTGTGGGAAAGGCGGCTGGTTGTAGATCCGTCCCAGCGAGTCGGGGCCGACGAAGCCGAACTCGAGCCTTCTGCCCTGGGGCGCGCTGGTGCCGATGGTGCATTCAGCGCCGTGCGGTATGCCCCGCGTCTCGGACCGCCACGACGCCCGGTAGCGGCCGGTGATGACGTTCGGGCCGGGCCGGCCGGAGGCGTTCTGCCGGATCTTGGCCACGCCCAGCGCGCCGACACGCCGCATGCGCCGCTCCGTCACCTCCCCTACCCGGCTCGCTGCGGAGTCCAGCTTGTCGGCGAACTCATCGAGGTTCACTGTCCACCTCCCCCTGCGCGGGCTGCCTGTTTCATGTCCAGCGGGGTCGTACGGACGACCTCGACGGTGGAGGCGCGGCCCGGGTCCTGACAGAACCACCGTCGGCCTATCAGTGCCGTGTTCTGCGGGTTGTGGACGGCCACGACGGTGACGAGGTCGTCGCGGGCGGGGATCGGCGCGGTCGTCGGGGTGAGTAGCCGGGCCGGTGACATGGTCTCTTCCACCCAAGGCAGGGTGGCGCTGGGCAGAGCGTTGATGCCGCCCGGGGCGCCGCTGGACAGGACCGCGCCCGGGCCCTCGTAGATCAGTTCGGGTTCGGGGTGTGTGAGGCGTCCGGTGGCCGGGTTCAGGACCGGGCCGCCGGGCACGGGCCGCTCAACGCGCACGGTGTCGACCATGAGGGTCGACTGGATCCACTGGGCGACCGGGGCCAGCGCGTCATCGAGGCCGGCCATCAGGTTTCTCCTCTGGCGTAGTCGGCGAGCTGCCGGAGCATGGCCCGGGTCAGGTCGTAGCGGTCTGATCCGAGGTCGTCCCGGTTGAGTGCGGCGTTCTCGAGCGCTGCGGGGTCGATCATTGCGAGGAATTCGCTGATGACGGCGCTGTGGCTGTGTTGGGGTTCAGCGACGGCGACGCGGGCGAGGCCTTCCCAGATGACTCCGTCGGTCTGCCGGGTGTGCAGGACGAGGGTGGGCAGCGTGTCCTGGATGGAGTGGTGGATGGTGTAGCCGGTGACTTGCCCGTCCGGCAGCGGGGTGCCGTCCAATGCGATTTTGGCGTGGCCGGGCTGGGCGTCGATCCGGACGCCGTGCGCCTGCGGCTCCTCGGGCCTGCTCACCGCTTCTCCTCCGCGCCGGACTGCCAGCCTTCCCACGTCGGGTCGGGTTCCAGTTCGACGGTCTGCTCCACGTAGCGTTGGAACTTGACCACATCGTTTGTCTTATACGCGTGGACCTTGTTTCCGTCTTCCAGGTGGAACTGGGTGAATCCGATGAGCTGGCGGCCCTTCTTCTCCCCGTACATCTTGTACTCGAGCGTGATCCGCTCAGCTGCCACGCGCGCAGGGTCAACACCGTTAGCGCGCAGCCAGTGGATCACCCGTTGCCGCTGCGCGTCGCTGATGTTCTGGCCCTCTTCAACGACAGTGATCACATGCCTGACGACGGGGTGCGGCACCGGTGTTTGCCCAGGCGGGCGGATTGGCAGGGAGAGCTTCTCCTCCCACTCGGCCCCTTTTTCACTGTCCTCCGGGGGGCTCAGAGTCACGGACACTTCGGCTCCGGTGATGGAGTAGCCATCCGGCACGTCGACCTGGGCTCCGAGCGCGTCAAGGGCGCTGCCGATTTTGCGTAGAGGCATGTTCAGTCCTCGGCTTCCTGCTCGGCTCGGGATGCCTGCCAGGAGCTGACGTGTCCGATCGCGATGGCGTACCAGGACATGTAGACGACGTACGGCAGGGAGTTGCTCCACCACAGGAGGGTGGGTGGCAGGAGTGCTACCCAGATGACGAACATCGTCAGGTGCAGGCGCTTCCAGAAGATGGGTGACCCCATGCTGACTGCTTGGCTTGTCACAGCAGGGCTCCTGAGGTGAGGAGGAGGCTCATTTGGTCACTTCTTCTTCCGGCTGCTGGTCGTCTTCCCGCCGCTCTTCTTCAGACTCGGGAACCGCTTCGTCACCGCAGCCCGAACCTTCTTCTGCTGCGCCTTCGTCCCGTGCTGTTTGACCCTCGAGAGGGCCGCCCGGGCGTGTGCCTTGTCGGGGATCGGATAGGCCCTCTTTCCCGGAAGGGCGAAGGACTTCTTCGGGAGCTTCTTGCGCTGCTTGCCGGTCAGCTTCGCCATCGGTTTCTCCTTCGTCGTCCGTCGTGGGGTCGGCCGGGAAGGGGACTTTGAGTGGCACGGTGCGCTGGAACATGACGGCATCGCCGGTGATGAAGTCGCGCTCCCGGTACCCGTCGGCGTTCCGGTAGAACTGGTGGACCACGATCACGTCGATGAGCCAGGGGATGCCGCCCTGGATGGTGCCGTTCGGGACGGCGAGTACGTACACGGGGCGGGTGGCGACGACGTCTTCGGGGTTGATGCCGTTGGCCTCCAGCCAGGCGCAGATCAGCTCGCGTCGGCCTTCTGGGGGTGCCGTGTGCCCGGGGTGCACGGTCTGGGCGTCTGGGGGCATCACAGGGCGGCTCCGGAGAGGATGTCGGTTCGGCCGGCCAGGTCCATGCGGGGCAGGAACTCGCGCACGCATGCGGGGTGGGCGGTGGGGTGGGCGAGGGCGTCCTGGATGGTGCGTAGCGTGCGGTTGGCCCGGTCGGGGTCCTTGTGGTCGGTCCACCCGCAGTCGGCTCCGTCCCGGACCTCGACGTAGCTGACTCCGAGTTCGTCGAGGGCGGTGCGGCAGGCTGCGGTGTTGGCGGTGGTGACGGCCTGCCAGGTGATTGCGGCACGGGCCCACGCGTCCACGGGGTGCCGGGCCTGGTTGGCGTACACGACCGTGTCGAGGGGGTGGTCGCGGCGCAGCTGCTGGAGACTGCTGCCCTCGATGGGGTTGCGGGCGGCGTCCTGTACGGCCCGGAGGAACGCGCGGGCGCGGCGCAGGGTCTCGGAGATACGGCTGGTGAGGTCGGCGTAGTACTGCGCGGACAGCTGGGTGACGGCTGTGCGGTGCCGGTCGGTCCACTGGAAGAGGTCGTGGTGGCGGTCGGCGTGGTCGAGCATCGTCCAGGCGCCCTCGCGGTAGATGAGGGGGAGGTCGGTGGCTGCCCACCGTTCAGCGAACGCTGCGGAGGCCCGTGCGAATGCGGCGAGGGACGTGTTGAAGGCGGCGATCGCGGCGCGCAGGCGGCGGCTGATGCCGTTGCGCCGGGGCGGGAGCTGGCTGAGGGCGTTGAGGAGCCGGTTCTGGGCGTTGGTGAGGATGAACCAGGCGTCGCGGATGCGGTCGACGGCGCCGGTGATGTAGGCGAGGAGCCGGGATCGGAGGGTGCGGCGGCGCCGTACGGGGGTGGTCATCGTCGGGCCCGTTCGACGAGGTAGAACACGCCGAGTTCGCCCAGGCCGTCGTCGGTGCCGGTGCCGGCGGGGTCGTCGGGTGCGGGCGGGCTCCCGGCTTCCAGGGCGGCGATCTGCCGTTCGAGGGCTTTGATGTTCTCGGCGGTGCCGACAGCTACGACGCCGGACACGTTGACGGTGGCGGGCTGCTGTATGAGGGCAGCGAGCCGGCCGCGGAGGACCTCGAGGGCGACGGCGCGTGCGGTGCCCAGGCGGGTGTAGCGGGTTTCCAGGTCGGCTACGGGCGTCGTGTCGCCGAGCTGGGCGAGGAGCCAGGCCTGCACGTTGGGGTCGAGGGCCATGCCGGTGTCCTCCCGGGGCGGTGTGGGGCGTGGGGGTGGGAAGGGGTGTGCGGGTGCGGGCCCGACCGGGTGGCGCCCCCACCACCGGTGC